GGTAAATATATTGTAGGATTAGAAGGTGAGGAACTAAAAAAATTCCTTTCTGATTATATGGCAGCATGGAAAGAAGATGTAGGAGATACACCTGAAGGAAAAACTTTTAAATAAAGGTTTATAATAAACTCATAAATGAATATAATAGATAGAGTCATATTAGAATGGTCCTACAAGACCAAAAAAGGATATCCTGACATTAAGAGTCAAGAGGATATGGATTTGTTTGAATCTATGTTTGGTTTTGAATTAGGGGAATCAAATATGGGAGGTAAAGCAACAGGTTATCCGTCTACTACTGGAACATTTGAAAAATACGTAAGAGATAAAAAAGACTCTAGTACCTTTATGTACTCCGCAGATAAGGACACCATATTAATACCAACATCAGAAGACGATGAACAGTTAAATATAAAAAAAGGAGAAGAGTTTAATATTATATCCAACTCAGAATTAGATTTAATTAAAAAAGGAGTAAGTAAATTTGCTACCATAAAGTATGGTGGTAAAGAGTACCTAATAAACCTTACAGCAATTAATAAACCTACAGGAAAAGGAGTAGAAAAATTTGAACCAGGAGATTCTAAAAAGCTTAAAACAGGAGTATTACATCCCTTCATACCGGGACATCCTCAAGAAAAAGACGTAGCTTTATTATTCCAAAATGCTTCTGATGAAAATTACGAGTTTGAACATAAAGGAAAAAAACTTGAAGTTACCTATATAGGAGAACCGAGAGGAAAGACACCAGGTAAACCTAAAACAGATTTATTTGTAGAACTAAAACAAAGTATCTCAGAAATTAATTCTAATAAGTTAAAGATTAGTCTTAAAGCAGGAAACGCTACTTTTGTAGAAAATTGGACAAGACCATCACGTGCCCTTCAGATATTTGATAAAGATAAGTTAAAGCAAGAAGTAATTAAAATCTATAATGGCATTGTAGATAATACATTATTAAAGAAAGGTACAACTACTTTAAACTTAGCATTTTTTATTAGCACATCGTCTAAAACATATTCTGTAGAAGGAAGAGGCCCACTTAAACTAAATGATGTAGAAGCATTAGAAGCCTATACTGCAACAAATAAATTTGGAGCAGATAGTGAATTAACACCTAACTGTTTCTTTAAAGGAAATGTTCCTGAGAGCATATCAGAGTTTATAGACAATCTTGTTCCTTTTGATTCAGGAGCTCTTAAGTATTTGGAGGATCTATATATTCATATTAGAGGTTCTAACGAATCTAGAGGTGGTTCTTTATTTATAAAAAGAGAATCTATTGACTCACCATGGTACATCAATCCCGATTGGGCAACTGCTTTAGATATTAAAGAAGAAGAAGTAGACGGTGTAAGGAAATATAAATAAGTTATGGCAAAAGACATAAAAAAGATAATAGCACAAGAGTATATCAAGTGTGCTAAAGATCCGGAGTACTTCATGAGGAAATACTGTTACATACAGCATCCTACTAGAGGTCGTATTTTATTTAACCTTTACCCTTTTCAAGGTAAGGTGTTACATCTCTTTAGAGATAATCAATTTCTTATTACTTTAAAATCTAGACAGTTAGGTATATCAACTTTAGCTGCAGGATACTCTCTATGGTTAATGTTATTTCATAAAGATAAGAATGTACTAGCATTAGCAACCACTCAAGCAACAGCACGTAATTTAGTTTCAAAAACTATGTTTATGTACGACCAGCTTCCAAAATGGTTACGACTAACAGCAGTAGAAAAAAATAAACTATCGTTAAGGTTAAAGAATGGATCAAAAATTACAGCTAAATCATCTAATGCGGATGCAGCAAGATCCGAAGCAGTTTCCTTATTACTTATTGACGAGGCCGCCTTTATTGATAACATTGAAGAAACGTTTACAGCAGCACAACAGACCTTAGCAACAGGTGGACAGTGTATGGCATTATCAACTCCTAACGGAATAGGTAACTGGTTTCACCAAACATGGGACAAAGCAGAATCAGGAGAAAACTCATTCTTACCAGTTAAGCTACCTTGGACAGTTCACCCTGAAAGAAACCAAACATGGAGAGATCAACAAGATAGAGATTTAGGCCCTAGAATGGCAGGTCAAGAATGTGATTGTGATTTCTTAGCATCAGGTGATACAGTATTTGAACCAGATGATATGTTATTTTATGAACAGACTTACCTTAAAGAACCTCTTGAAAAAAGAGGAGTAGATACTAACTTATGGATCTGGGAGGGAGTTGACTATACTAAATCTTATATGGTTGTTGCCGATGTAGCCAGAGGGGATTCAGCTGATTATTCAGCATTTCATATATTTGATGTAGAAACAGCAACTCAGGTAGGAGAATATAAAGGTAAATTATCTCCTAAAGATTACGGTAATGTTTTAGTAGCTATAGCAACAGAATATAATGAAGCGCTATTAGTAGTAGAAAACGCAAACATAGGCTGGGCAACTATTGAACAGATAATGGAAAGACAGTACAGTAACATATATTATAGTTCTACCTCTCAAATGGAAACAGTAGAATCTTATATGTCTAAATTTGAAAGAGATAAATTAGTACCGGGATTCACGATGTCTGTCAGAACTAGACCATTAGTGGTAGCAAAAATGATAGAATACATCAGGGAGAGAGGAGTAACAATACAATCTAAAAGGCTTATAGGAGAAATGAGAGTATTTGTGTGGAAGAACGGGAAGCCTCAAGCTCAAGCAGGATATAATGATGATTTATTAATTGCCTGTGCTACTGCATTATACGTTAGAGACACAGCATTAAGATTACGTCAACAAGGTATGGATTTAGCAAGAGCTCAGCTATCTTCCTTTCAAAATCTAAACGCACAAAATAAAGGAATCATGCGATCAGTTGGTTCCCAACTAAATAATCCGTATCTTATGGATAACGGCACCGGAGAACCAGAAGATATATCCTGGTTATTATAAAGGTGCTATTTATAATATATACTGAATCAAAATATTCATTGAATGGCAGATAAATCACTATTTGGGAGACTACAGAGACTTTTTTCTTCGGACGTCATAATTAGAAATGTAGGCGGCACTGAACTAAAGGTAGCTGACATTAACTCAATACAGACTACTGGAAACTTCGAAACTAACTCATTAGTAGATAGATTTTCTAGATTACATATCTACAATAATAAAAATCTATTTAACCCTAACATTAACTATCAGACGTTACGTGTACAGTTGTACTCTGACTATGAAGCAATGGATACAGATCCAATCATAGCATCAGCATTAGATATATTAGCAGATGAAGCTACCCTTAAGAATGATATGGGGGAAGTACTTTCTATTAAATCTTCTGATGAAAACTTACAAAGAGTACTTTATAACTTATTCTACGATGTCTTAAATATAGAGTTTAACCTTTGGTCATGGGTAAGAGGTATGTGTAAACATGGCGATTACTTCTTAAAGTTAGAAATAGCAGAAAAATTTGGAGTATACAATGTTTTACCTTATACAGTTTATAATATGAATAGACATGAAGGAGCAACACCAGACAAACCTGGAGAAGTTTCTTTTACTATTGACCCTAACGGAATGGCTCAGACACAAGATCCTAACTACATTCCTAATAGAGATGAAAGTATTATAAAGTTAGATAACTACGAAGTAGCACATTTTAGGTTAATATCTGATCATGCTTACCTACCATACGGTAGATCATTTATAGAACCAGCAAGAAAGATATTTAAACAGCTTACCTTAATGGAAGACGCGATGTTAATACATCGTATAATGAGAGCACCTGAAAAGCGTACCTTTTTTGTAAACGTTGGTTCAATTCCTCCAGCAGAAGTTGATCAGTTTATGCAAAAGACTATCAACACAATGAAAAAGACACCGTATGTTGACCCTAAAACAGGTCAATATAACTTAAAGTTCAATATGCAGAATATGATGGAGGACTTTTATGTACCAGTAAGAGGAGGTGATGCATCTACGAGAATAGAGACAACTAAAGGACTAGATTACGACGGAACAAACGATATACAGTACCTTCAAGCAAAAATGTTCGCTGCTTTAAAGATACCTAAAGCATATTTTGGATATGAAGGAGACTTAAGCGGGAAAGCTACATTAGCAGCAGAAGATATAAGATTCGCAAGAACAGTAGAGAGAATACAAAAGATAATCGAATCAGAATTAACTAAAATAGCTTTAGTACACCTCTACACACAAGGCTTTACAGGAGAGAGTTTAACAAACTTTGAAATTAACTTAACAAATCCTTCTGTTGTATATGAACAAGAGAAAGTAGCCCTACTAAAAGAAAAGATAGATTTAGCAAATCAAATGAAAGACTCTAAAATGTTCTCTACTGATTATATATATGATCACATATTTAACTTATCTGAAGATCAGTACAATGAAATGAGAGATTTAGTTAGAGAAGATGCTAAAAGAACCTTTAGAGTTGCGCAAGTAGAAGCAGAAGGTAATGATCCAGCTAAATCAGGAAGATCTTACGGTACACCACATGACTTAGCGTCTATGTACGGTAGAAGAGCTACTGCAACAGAAAAAGGAGGAGGACCAGGCTCAGTACCACCAGGATACAGTGAAATTGGACCTGAAGGAGGAAGACCAAAAGAAAAAGCATCTATATACGGTACAAATAAAGATCCCCTAGGAGGAAGAGATAGATTAGGAGTTCACGGTATGCATGGAGGGTTTCCTTCTGACAATGAAAATGTTGCGGAATTAAACACAACAAAAGCACAAACTATATACCATCAAATCAAGGATTCATTCAATGACGAGAAGAAAATGATATTTGAAAAGAAAAAAGAAACAACTTCTAAACTATTAGATGAGTCACAACTTAAGGATTTAGAGGACTAACCCATATTTATATATAGTAACCGTATATTATGAAGATAAAACATTCAAAGTTTAAAAATACTGGTTTAATTTACGAACTGTTAGTTAAACAAATTGCAGCTGATACGCTTTCTAAAAACGAATCAGTCGCTGTAGGTATATTAAAAAAGTACTTCGGCGGGAATACCGTGATAGCAAAAGAGTTAAAATTATATGAATATATTTTAAAGAATAATAACCTAAGTGAAGCTAAAGCTGAAACTGTGATTTCTTCTATAACTGAGATTTCAAGAAAACTTAATCAAAAATCTTTAAAGACATTAAAATATAAATTAATCTCAGAAATTAAAGAAAGCTATAACATTGAGGATTTCTTTGCTATATCAGTTAGGGACTATAAACCATTAGCTGCTCTATACTGTCTGTTAGAAGCTCAAAATAACGATACATTAGTAGATCCAGATTTTTTAGTTAATAATAAATTTACAGTATTAGAACATTTAACAACTGCTTCAGTAGATAAAGATAAGGTAAAGGATACTTTAATAGAAGAGTACTCTAAATACGATAAAGATTTAAGGTTACTTACCTATAAAATATTATTAGAAAAATTTAACTCTAACTATAAAAATCTTCTACCAGAACAGAAGAACATACTTAAAGAATTTATTACTTCAGTTAATTCAAAAACAAGATTAAGAACACTAGTAAACGAAGAAGTAGTAAAAATAAAGAATGAAGTTGCTAATTTAGCAAATAAAATTAAAGATGAAGTAGTCGTAATTAAACTACAAGAAGTCTTGAAGGGAATTAAAATTCTTAAAAAGACTGATAAAATTAATGATAACCATCTTATTAACTTAATGCAATATTACGATTTAGTAAACGAAATGCGTAAACTATGAAACGTAGTGTAATTGTTAATGCGATAAGAGAAGTAATAAAAGAAATGAGTACGACAGCTGGAGCTCCTGGTTATCAAACTCCATTTGCCTTTAAAAAAGGAAATAGCAAAAACAGAGCTACTAAGCAAGCTGAAAAACTTGGTTATAAAACTGTGAAACAAAAAAAAAGACCTTATAACACTAAAATGTTTGATTATCTAGATGAAAACGTTAACTGAAAAATACAGAGGGGTACTAAACGAATCGTTTAACAAAAAACAATTCGTAAGAGACGCCCGCATGGCACTGCCAAATTTACTATCTCAATTCAACGGATTTGAAGATACAGTACTAATATTGAAACAGAAAGGAATGATTTCCGATGCCGTCAAAGCAGGAGAAAAGATTCACAATCTTTCTGATGAAGGAATTAGGAGAGGTATTGATTTCGAACTCGAAGCAATGGGATTAATGTCACATGATAAAATCTCAGCAGAAGATCAAGCAAAGGCTAAAGATAAAGCTATAAAGAACTTAGAAAAAGATAGTTTACATTACCTTAACTTAGTAGCTGGAGAATCTTCCAAGGTTGACAAACACGATAAACCGGTAGAGTTTAAGAAAGGTAAAGAAGTAGATGTATTTAACGGTACTAAAAAAGTAGACTTAAAAGAGAACTATACTAAAGAAACTCTTTTAAAGGCTTTAGGAAGTGCTGATGATGCTTTCATTCAACTTGCAGACGGAAGAGAATTAGTAATATACAATCCAAACTCCAATAATGACGACAATGCTGCAATGTGGCATGACGATACCGTTTTTGCAGTTGATCAGGATGGTCAAGAAGAAGAAGTTGACTATAGAGATATTGCCAACGCTTACTTAGAAGAAGAAATCGCAGAAGCAGACCCAATACCAACAGAACCTGGTCAAACTAAAATAGGAGATGACGGGGAAGAGCATGGAGTTAGAGCTTCTAACCACGATAGAAAGATGGCAATGAGGAAAGTGATTGATGCATTAACTATTATAGGAGATGAAAATGGTCACAAAATTAGTACAGATCAAGCATTAGATTTTATCAGAACTCATAAAGACGACATCTTTTCAGGAGAAATAGATACAGAAGACAATGAAAATATCTGGATGAATTATAATGAGTATGAATCAGTTAATTTTGAAACAGGCTCAGACTATATGAAAGAAGCAGATGTTGAAGAAGCAATGTCTGATCAACAGATGAAAGATATAGAGAAATATGGACAGGAAGATAAAGTAGTAAAGAACTTTAAACCAGGGGATATGTTTTCAACAGACTTCGATTATGAAGGTATGTTAGAATTTGGACTAAAGGTTAGACTTAATACTCCAATAGAAACACTTAAAGCATTATTTAATTCATTCGAAGATGTAAATTACCATTCAGAAGGAAGTCACTTATCATATGCAATTGATTCTATAGAGGAAAGAGACAAAGTAGAAGCTTTAGACCACTTAAGAAACTTTAAAAAAGCTATTAAGAATACACTAGTAAGTTTTAATGAAGGAGCAGATCCTACAAGAGAAATAGCAGAAGGTGTAGTAAAAGAAAGAACTTTTAAATCTAAAACTTACGGCAAACTAGCAGAAGGAAGAAGAAAGAAGACTAAAGGCGGAAAAGTAGTAACAGAAAATGATTACGAAACAGGTGGATATGTAGAAAGTATGGGGCCCTTATTTGATAAAGGTGTCAATTTCTTAATTAAAGCTTGGGAAGAGTGGAAGATGGGACCTATGACAGAGCCAGGAATGATAGAATTCGCTAAAAAAGATATACTTAGTTACTTAGAAACTCAATTTATGGTTGAGAACTTAGAAGAAAAGAAAGGTAAAGATCTTGATGGA